ACTTGTTGACTCTAACCATCTATTCCACCATTTGCTTCCTGGACTTAGATTAGTTGTCATATGTATACTTTGGTACTTGGGTGCTGTATCACTACAGTAATGGTCTATGACCTCCCCAAAGTATTTATAAGCTGTAGGCTCACCGCCACTAAAACTAAAGTGATAATCAGTAAATCCATTTTCTCTGGCCTGTGCTTTAATATTGTCTATTGCTTGTTTATATACGTCTAATGCTTGATGATCAGGAGTACTACTGCGAGCATACGGCCAACAGTAACTACAATTATAATTACAAAATCTAGCTAATATCCAAGATACTGTAAAGAGCTGTCCTTGTAAGAGCGTCTTTTGCCCAAACTCAGTAATATTATCCCACGGAATATTTGTTGTTGTCATCATACACCAATTTACTACACTGTCTTGCACAAGTTAAACATTTGTTTTTTCCTTGCCAAAACTCTGGTAGTTTTTTAAATAAATTTATTGTACTGTCTAACACACCTTCTTGGCAGTTAGGCACGCCTACTTCTTTCAAAACTTGTTTTGTATTTTCTACACTTAAATTTCTAAGATAATGGATTGGTAGTTTTTCTTCGATAGGCTGTTCTAAATAATCTCCACCAAACCAACAGCAAGGAAATATATCACCATACGGGTCTACATATATTCCTTGTTCAGTAACACACTTAGGTTCTATTATTACTGCATCTATTGCTATATTTCTAGCAGTTTCGTCAGTTAACGTATTTAAACTTTTATTAGGAGTACGTTTAAATTTTTCTGTTTGTGCAGGTTTAAGCGTATACTCTACATTGCCGTTATTGTCTTGCACTTCAAATTCTTTCATTTCGTAGAATCGAGTAGTACTAACAAAGTTTACGCTTTGTACTCCTAAATCTAATAAATATTTTTCAAGTTCATCTACTTCGTGTTCGTTGTGTGCAAATACAAGACTATCAACTCTAGCATTTCCGCCGGCGGCACAATATGCTTTTAGATTTTCAATTACTTTATCAAACTTTGTATTCTTACGATATAACTCATGTTTGCCTTTAAATCCATCTACTGCAAATATTATTTCAATATTGTATTGTGCAAGCTTAGTCCACCATGCAGGATTGCGCATGCCACCATTAGTGTGTATTGCTAATCGCACTGTAGAATTGCATTCTCGCACATATGAATATATTTCTAAACAATCATTTGCAAAAGCTGGGTCGCCATAGTTACCACAACTATAAAAATTATCCAACTGTGCTAAAAACTGTTTAGGAAACCATTCTTTAAATTGTGCAATGCTTATATCTCCATTACGAATAAAAGGTCGAGTGGCACCGCCGTGAAAGTTTCTAGCACACATTGGACATTGTGCTTGACATTTATCAGTTAGTTCAATGTGTACTGTTTTAATGTCACTTACAAGTTGCATTAAATCTCTCCTGTAACCATTCAAAGTCATTTATTAGCCGAAGATTAGAGCTGCTAGAAATCCCAAACTCCCTGCCAGCGATAGCACCTTTAATAGCAAACTCGCCGAAGGGCACATTTCTTCCCATTGTTGTCCATATATGTAATCTTTCTTCTGATTCATTATCTACTTGTCCCCTTATTGCTTTTGATGATAATTTGCAACATTCTCTAAATGCACTTTTCCAAGTTTCAAAAGCGCCAATATTAAATGCTGCAATGTTACTAACTTTAGGCATTGCATTAAATTTTGAACTAATACTAGTTGTCATATCTGTTGTAGTTACGTCCATATTAATTGTTTCTTTAACTGGAAATAATTTTACTCCACCGTACCCATATTCTAAATCATTAATAGGATTCTTACTTCTCCAAACAAATACTTGGTCTCTTTGCCACTTAGGTACTTGGTGATCAAAAGTAAAATTGTCAAGTACATATGCATCACCATCTACTACCCAAAACATATTTGTGTCACATAGATTAGCAGCTTTTATATGCGCTTGATGTATTCCTTTTACTCCGTGTACCCGCTTTATACGAGGAAACTTTTTAGCAAGTCTTTCAAAGTTTTCATCTGCGTTAGACTCGTTATAACTAATAAAAACAATATCGTATAGCTTCGGCACAGACGCTTCTATGTTAACTTCTTTTTTCTGTGTAAAGAATCTATAATCAAATTCACGTTGTGCAAGCTTTTTATCTTTATGTATCAAAAATATACCATCATGATATTTGCCGTTTTTAAATACATGGACATTGTCTTTTTGATGTGACGAAATTTGATAATCAAACTTAAATGTAACATCAACATCTTCTGGTACAACATAGAAGAAATCAGTCGATGTTGTTTCCTTTGCTTTACAATAATCATTGTAATTGCTTACTACAAAGGCATCGTATGGCTTAGGCCTACTTGCTTGAATGTCATGTTCTTTTTTATTTGTTATAAATTTATAATCAAACTCTCGCTGGCTAATTTTACTATGCTTGCTACACAATATGATGCCATCATAATATTTGCCATTTTTAAATACGTGATTTATCTTCCTATCAAATTCAGCATCGTGACTAAAGTATAAATCAAATTCAAAGCTATCGTTAACATAAACGTGGGATGGCACCAACCAAAACATTTCTGTTTTACAAGTATTAAATATTTTTAGATATTCGTTGTAGCTACTAACATTGTGTGAAATATCATATTGCCTAGGGCCACTTACTACATCATCCCATTGTTTTGCATTTACTAAAAATCTATAGTCTATTTGTCTTTTATTAAGAGGCTTATGTTTTGAACAAAGAAACACACCATTATATAAATCTTTGCTATCTACCCTATGAACAAATGCATGGTTTTCTTTTCTATCATAACTGTTGTGATGACTAAAATAAAAGCTGTCAATATATGACTTAATGTATTTTAAATTATGCGACACAGCCCAAAACATTTCAGTAGAACTGTTTTCTAAGGCGTGTTCGTAATCATCCCAATTATCAACATAAAAGGTATCAAACGCCTTGGGTGTACTTGCTATAATGTCTACTTCTTTTTTGTTTAGAAAGAATCGATGTGCAAGTTCACGAGAGCTAATGCTTAACTTTTTTGGAACCAATAGCACACCGTCATAGTATTCACTGTTTAAAAACGTATGAACAATATCTTGACTCCATTCATCTGCTACATAGTCAAATTTAAAGTCATCGGATATATCAATGTCAGGCCAGACTACCCAGAACATTTTAGTAAGCACTTTACGTTGGGCTTGCTCAAATGTATCAGCTTTTTTAGCTCTTGGATATGCATCTTTAAGTTTATTCCACGCTTCGATTGCATAGCTAGAGTTATTGGTTATAAAGACAATATCAGACATAGTTATAGTTTACACTCATTCCCACCGCATGTCAACAAATAATTCTAAAAATTTTGATTGCATACGGCGTTCAAAGAATAATTGTTGATTCTTTTTTAAGAAAGGAATACTTTCATTCATTAATTCTGTTAACTTTTCCTTAGGCATATCAGCTAGCCATTGCAAATTGTTAACTATTTCATTAGAACGTTTGGCAGAGTTATAAATGCTGTCATAATGTTGGTTAATTAATTCGTTGCAACTAAAGTAACCTTCGCTATTTAAATATGTCATAGTATCTACATTGCCTAGTATCATAAAGGGATGTCCTAATGCAATACTTTGCCAAACTTTTAGACCTGGTGATAATGCTGCAATTTCATTTCTATAGCTAGTATGTGTATCTACAAAATTTTCGTCACAAATAATTGTTACTACAGTATTTTCTAATAATTCGTTATCATAATATAGTATGTCAGTATTATTAGATATAGGTAACTTAGATAGATTTTTAAATATACCACGCTTTTGATCTTTTTCTAGCATACTTGCTCTAGGATTAATATGATTATCGTTAAGAGTAGTTACTTGATAGTTACCTATATCAAAGTTAAAATTACCAAACTTTAACATATTTTTGTAAATTAATTCTAAGTAAAGTGCTATGTCATGATCTCGAGGATGTGTAGAAACTACATTAAATAAAGTATTAGGTTTCCATCTAGAATGATCAATCAATTTGTCATTTGCTTTAAACAAGAAATTAGCGTCTTGTGGTGCAATCCAGTCTAGGTTAGACTGTCCGAACCTTACTTTATAAATTATCTGAGAATATATCTGGCACCAATCTATTCCATACACATTTTCTAATTCTAATAGATGTTTGTATGTACACCGTATATCACCTAATACAACATAGATACTATCTTTAGATATTCCTGAATCAATAAGTCCATGTATGTGTTTTTTAAGTTGTAGTGCTTTCCACAAGCTACCCGTAAACGACGGTGCTAGTATTAATAACTTCATACGTTGTTTTTTTATAAGTTGCTTTGCCCTGGGAGAAATAAGATGCACCCAATCTCTATTCCATCTGTGAAATAAATCAGTTATTTCTAATGGATAGAATAAATTAGTTGCCCGCTGTTTTCCTGTAAACAAATCTATTACAATTTTATTTGCTTTCATTACAAAATAAAACGTGTTTATTATATTAATAGGCGACGATATTGTTTTATTTTTATTAAACGGAATCTGTCTAATGTCTTTAGTAAGGCCAATATTAGTCGTTCCGTTTGGCGCAGGAATACCGTCTATAATATTATCGTAATAAAAGTTTATCATGCCACTCTTTAAATATTTCTTCGTACTGTTGATTACGTATGACATCTAACCGTTTGTTTTCATCAAAGAACTTTTCAAACGCTTGTGGATCATCTTCTTGACTTAGAAAATTATTTATTTGATTGTAAAATGGCATGTCGACAATTTTGTTTAAAATGGCTTGCTTGGCATGTTGAGGTGCGTTTGCTGCACTATAGTAATTTGGATGGTGTACCATATTATGCGAAACATTTACTCCTCTTGCACGGAAGTATTCCCAGAACTCTTTAATGTAGTAAATGTTCATTATACTAATAGTTTGTAGTATATATGTTTTGTGACCTAGGCTATGTAACCATTCAAACGATTTTAGAATTTTATCCCATTTAGCAGGATGACGTAGGTAATTATTCCTATCTTCTAAATCATCAATTGACACCATAAATTCAACTTGCTTAAATGCATTCCACAAGTCTATATACTTGTCGTTAATAATTGTGCTATTTGTACTATAAACTAATGTAATGTTTTTTGCTAGGTCTTTAGTAATTAAAAATTCTAAAAATTTCATATGTTTGTCTACAAGTAACGGCTCGCCGCCATTTATATAAACTTTGCGTGTGTTGTTACAATGCTCTGCTAAGTTTGCCCAAAATTGCTCGTCTAGTGGCCAATTAAACAATGACTGCGGCATATCAAATTTTCTATCATTTAATTTTTCCCAATCACTTATCCACTTAGAACTGCTTTGCGGATTGCAACTGCGGCATGCTAAATTACAAATGTTACCTAGTCGTAATTCAATAAATTCAAAGTTAACTTCTGTTAATGTGCCATCAGACTGTGTAATACGCTGTGCATCTTGTAAGCTAAACTCTAATAAGCTAGTATCACGAGTACGCTTGCTTTCATTTCCTAATGCCTCGAGCTTGTAACACTTTGAACACGGCGATGGCATTTTGCCATCTAACATGTCTTTACGGACTTGCTTAAACATATCCGAATTCATTATTTTTTCAAAGTCGTATGTGCTGTTATTTAATGTAATAAATTCACGTGGCAAATTCTGTGCTTCACTTGCACGATTAGTCATGTCGCTTTCACAACATAAAGTGACACTTCCGTGCGGGTGTGTTGCTAAATGTGTCCACGGTAACGGGCAAAATGTTTTACTCAATTGAATCCCACCATTGTTTTCCTGCAACACTTAAAGTTTCTCTAAATGTAACTTTCTGTTGTCGAATACTTTCTAAATATAAAATATTCTTTTTACCTCTGCGCCACCCGTCTTTATAATTAGGATATGCTTCTTCAAAAGTTGGACGAGTAAGCATATTCTCAAGGGTTTCTTGATAAACTTTAGTTTTAGATGTTACTCTAGGATTAATGTAGTCTAATAATTCATGTATTTGCTCGTCTAGTACTGACCTAGGTAAACACATTGGACTCATTAATACACTTGGATCAAATGCAAACGTAATTTTAAAGTAACTCTTTACATTAAGATCAGTGACTACATCAAACATTGCACGTAAATCAAACAAGCCTGGCGTAGTTAGTGTCACATCGAAAACCATTGCATCATTGCCGTACTTGTTTATTAGAAACATGCCGTCTTTAAAGTTCTGCAACCATTCGTTCCAGTTTAACCCTGTTCGTATATACTCGCCTACATCGCCTACTCCATCAATACTAGCACAAATGTTTACACGCTTAAAGTTATCTAGCATATTATATAGCTTATAGTCTTTGTAGTGCGTTCTTGACAAGTTAGTATTATATCGTACTACTACATTTTCGCTTTGTTTGGAGTCAACTAGCTGTTGCATTATACGCCAATGTATATCATACATAAGTGGTTCACCGCCTACCCAATACAACTCTTCAACTATGCCCTTGTCAACTGCTTCTTGGAGCTCTGTTTCAAGTACTTCTTTCTGGAAAGTGGCAATCTTCTTACGAGTGTTAGGCTGCATCCACTTTTCAGTGTCGTAGTTAACTTTATTGTGCTTTATCTTTTCAGTTTCCCAACTCGAACTTAGCTGTTCGCCGCACATTCGACACTTAAAGTTACATAAGTTACTAATACGATAATCAAAGCTAATAGGCTGCATGGAAGTGTAGCCATCTTCTCGTGTGCTTGCAATTATATCTTCAACTTTATGCGAAAATAAGTTTTTAGTAAAATAGTCTTTATAAGTATGCAAGTTTAGAACTTGATTATTACACACATCACACTGACTAATCTTTTCACCTGCAAGAATACGCTTGCGAATATCTTTCATATACTCACTATTCCAATGCTCGTCTAAGCTTATTGGCGCAAACTCTGTGTTATTACTGTCACCGGCGTCAATATATTGCTTTTGAAAGCTTGCATCTTCTCTACTAGCACAACACAATCTACGTTCGCCCTGTGGGCTAACATAAGTGTGGGTCCATGGTGCTGTACAAAAGTATGGACCAACTTTATCAGTCATAGGTTGCCAATGGTTTGTCTATATTTTTGTTATCAGGCGTTAGTATCCAGCCTTCTTTTTCGGCAAGTTCCATAATACTTGCGTCTGTATCAGGTATGCTATCTACCCAGTCTGTTAGAATATTAGGAAATACACTTAAACTCTTGTTTCTACGAACATCATATTGTGCATAGAACGTTTTAAAGTCTCGCCACAGTGTAGCAGGATTACTTGTACGTCTATGCGGAGCATCTACTGTGACAAGATAGTCAATTAACCGCTCAACACTTGCAAGTTCAAACTCGCTCCAGCCAGGCTTGCCTTTATTAAGCTCGTACCATCTAGACAAGTTTGCATGACAATGGTCTTTAATATGATTTGGTAATGCTAATGGGCTCTGAAAACTTGGAAAACGTAGTAAGTTTAAACTTACACTAGGTTTTCTGCTTTGAGTAAGTTCTTTTAATTTGTACACTTCATCTAAGAAGTCGGTAATTGTAAACAAGCACAAACTGTTAATAGTCATCATAATATGCACACCTTTAGTATTACCTTCTAAAAGAAGTCTCTTGGTGTTTTCTAACCACTGGTCGTATACTAAGCCGTCACGTATGTATTCTGCTTGATCGCCTGTTGCTTCACAACTTGTATATACTTCAAAGTGCTTCATGCCATGTGACTTAGCAATTAACTTGTCTATAATATCATCTTTAGCAATAAGATTTGAGTTAATAGCAAACCGCATGTCTGATTCTTGTTCATTGAACCAATCAAACAGCTTCCAGGTGTTGCCGCTCATTAAAGGTTCACCGCCTGTAATACGCAACTCTTCTAAACTATCTGCTAAACCGTTATCCCACCATTTCCAAAATGCTTGTATGTAAGGATTATCGTCGTCATTCTTATACGGCTGTGTCCAACTGCCGTCTTGTCGAAAGGCGCCTGCGCCGTCACTTACAAGGTTAGTGTATTCGCCATTCTTTTTAATATCTTTAGCCCAAGTTGTACTAAATGATGCATTACAATAAGAACATGCTAAATTACAAGTTCTATCAAATGCAATTTCAAAAGTTTTTAAGTTGACATTGCTGTTATGGTCCATATCATATGCTTGCTGCAATTCTTTGTCTGTATAGATAATACTTTTAAAAGTCCTATCACTAACAGCATCCGTTTTCATATCTTCCATCTTCCAGCAATACTCGCACTCTGCAGGACGTTCACCAGTTTGCATTTGGCGGCGCATCTCTTTCTTATGTTTAGTATTATGGATAGCAGTAAAATCTGCTTCTACTTCTTCAAGTGGAATTTTATGTGCTGGCGGGTGATGACAACTAGCAGTTGTTCCACTACCTAACCAAGTAGTAGCATTAAACCATTTTGCTCCGCAGAAACTTTCAGACTTAGTGTCTAAAACTCGTTCTTTGTACTGCTGTAATGTTTCGTCGGGTAATTTAGCCATTCCAATCCTCTAACAAATTTGCGTATTGTGGGAATACTTCTGTAAAATTTTTATTTCTTCGTTTATCGTATGCATGTATGTATCTTACAAAGTCAGCTCTGTGTTCTGTTGCTGGCTCTGTATTACGCAAGTATTCACAAAGTCGTTTTATCTGATCAAACTCTTCTAAATAAATCCTAGCATACTTATCTGGACTATAATATTTTAACCAATTCTTACATGCATTTTCAATTGTATCAGCTATTCTAACACGATCAGCTTTATCTAAAAGTGTACATTGTAAATGCGGTGGCCAGTGCATTATGTTAATACTAAGCGGCGTCCTGTTCCATTCAAAACTAGTATTATGTATTTTACGTAAGTCCATTACTGTCATAATAAAATCTACAAATGTAGGCAAACTTAGTATGTTTATAGTAGTCATAATAGCAACTGTGCTTTTTGTTTCTTTAAGAATACGCTCTGTATTTTCAATCCAGTCATAATAGTTAAGTCCGTCGCGAGCATACTCAGCTTGTTTGCCTGTACTTTCTAAACTAGTATATACATCAACTTTAACTCCAACTGCCGCAAGTTCATTAATTTTATTAATTAATTTATCAATTAACTTCTTTTCAACGCAACCATTAGTGTTAATAGCAATATCTAAACCTTGCTGCGGATGTTCAAGTAAATAATCTAAAAGTTTCCAAGTATCTTTACTCATAGTCGGCTCGCCGCCTGTAATACGTAATACTTTTAAATGCGGAAGTGCACCTGGAAACCATTTCCAAAATGCCTCTACATAAGGATTTACTTCTGATTTTTTATAAGGCATCTTTCCGCTAGACTTTAAGTAGTCTAGATTATGTGAACCGTGTTTAGTTGGATACTCTCCGTTTTGTCTAATGTCTTCCATCCACTTACTGCTAATCTCTGGACTACAATAAGCACATGCAAAATTACACGCATTACTAAAACTAACTTCTAAGTAACTAGGATATACATTATCTTGCGGATTGCTTTTAGCAATGTCTTCAAATCTGTCCCAGGCCCACGAGTCTGATGTTTTATAATGCCTATCTGAAAAGTAATCTTTATCTAAGTCTTCAATTTTCCAACAGTACCCACATTCACTAGGTCGTTCGCCATTTAACAT